AACTCGAGAGGTGTGTCAAGTCATTCGCGTGTCGGGGCCGACCGCTAGGGGAAACGGCCGACCCCTCCCCTCAACTCGACCGGATGGGAAAGAGTGAAACCTTTCCGGGAGCGGAGGGCGTCTTCGGGCCGTGTCCAAGCGATACCGAAGACGGCGATCTAAAGGCCGTCGAGTGTCTTGGCTTTCATCCATGCGTCGCGGACCGCTTTCGCGTCGTCCGCCATTCGCGGAGAGATTTCCCAATGGATCCAGAGCCCTCCGGGTCCCCCATTGTCTCGAGCGGTCCAGACTTTCCATCCCCGTCCGACACGCCAGCCGCGGCCGTAGCCGACGGCGGGTCCGTTGCCGTCGATGTCGTAGAGATAGTCGTGGATTTCCTCGATCTCCCAGAGGTCAGCGTGACGCTCAAGGAGGGCGATCATGTCGAGGGCGTCCTTGCGGTTCTTCGGCATGGTGTCGCCAGCTCTAGCGGTCGCATGGACGGAGAGGGTGTTCTTTCCGCGCATGTTTCTCACGACCCATGTCCCGAGGTTCTTCGCGCCGTAACGCTTACAGAGAAGACGCTGGAGCTCTTCGGTGCCTGGGCGCTTGCCTGGGGCCGCTCCGTCTTTCGTGCCGGTGTAGGTGCGCTTCTTAGCCATTCGAGCGTCCATAGGCGGAGTCGTTCGGGTTAGCGGTGCGAGCTAGAAGAGGCAGAAGTGACGCGGCCGCTCCGATTGCCATTGAACGCGGGTCGAAGTTGCCGGATGCGACGAGTGTGAGAACGGCGACGGCGACGGCTCGCGCGTAGTCGGCGCACATGGCGGAGATCTTTGGGTTCATGGTGTTGTCTTTCCGTTGATGTTGGCTCTGGCGTGGTCCCCGATGTGCTCGTCAAGTTTATCCTCGATCCGATCCAGCTTCTCGGAGTTCTGTCCGTGGTCGCGGTTGTTCTCTCGGCGTGTCCGCTCGAGGAGTGCGATGAGCACGAGGAAGCCTCCGGTCACGGCGGCCGCGGCGACTTCGGAGTTCATGGCGTGATCTTTTCGGCTGGCTTATTGCCAGCGCCGAGCCATGTCTGATAACTATCCCAGCGTCCGGTCGTGTCTGTTTCGCGAAATACGCCGCTCTCTGTTTCGCTTGACCAATGGATCCAGCCGTCGGCGTCGATTGAGTAGGTGATGTCAAAGTTCATTAGAGACCTCTACATAGGTTGTAGCGCCGAGCGTGTAGAACTCGTAATAGCCGGCGCTAGGGCTTCCGCCGAAGTAGATCGTCACGCTTCGATTAGTAATGCCGGAGAAGTTTGTAGCCGATCCTCCCCATGCTCCGACCTTTGTGACCGTAGGCGAGCTGGTTCTCGTTGATACCGAGAATGGAAGATGGACCGCTATGTATTGACTAGCCGAAGGTGTGTATCCGGTGCCCCAGATGCCGAGGTTCGCGTCTCCGAGTCTCTGATAGTACCGCTGGCAGAAGGCCAGCTCTTCCTCGCGGAGTCGATACTCGAACGGCGAGAACACGGTTCCGCCTTCTAGCTGGACAAGCCCGAGGGTCTTCGTGCTTCCTGATGCCGTGAACTCGACGACCACATTCGCCAGCCCGTCGAGCGTGACCGTGACCGGGCTCGCCGCATACGACGGAGGTGTCGCGCCTGAGTTGTAGACGCGGCCGGTCGCGGTTCCAGACCACGAGAGGACATAGGTTCCGGCTGGCATGTTTTCGCGTTCGACGATCTGCTGGAGGACTCCAGAGGTCGAGATAGTGACCGTGGTCGATTGTGAGCCGGCGGTGAATGTGAGAGCGGTGTTCGTGAAGCCGGACTTCCAACGATCGAAGCCGTAGACACCGGAGGCCAGGTTCGCCGCGGATGCGTAGCCGCGCTGGTTGATGACGAAGGCTCCGTTGATGATGCGGTTCCGGTATCCCCGGACGAAGAGCGTGTTCGCGTCTGCCGCGGTTACAAGCTCACCTACGGCGAACTGTGCGTTCGTGGGCATGTCAGGCTCCTATCTTGTCAAGACGGGCGGAGAGCGCGTCGAGTTGTGTCTGCTGGTCTTGGCATACCTTGAGAAGCGCGACGGCGATCTTCTCGTATGCGATGCCGTCGGCGTTGCCTTCTTTGTCGCGGAAGATGAGCTCCTCGAAGCCGAGCTCGGCGAGGTCTTCAGCGATGAGACCGACCTCGAGGGATCGGTCGGAGTCTGGTTCGACATGATCCGCGCGGTATCGGAAGACGATCGGGGCCATCTTGAGGATGTCGGCGGCGGTGTATGGGAGCGGTGCGATGTCTTCCTTGAAGCGTCGCGACGATGTTGATGTGCCGAGAGTTAGGTTCGAGTTGATGAGGACAGTACGGGCGCTGGAGACGGCTTGAGAGTAGACATCGGTCGCATTTATGACTCGAGCACATCCGAAGCCGACATAGGTGTGAGTTCCAGTCCCACGGAAGTCGGAGATGCCTCCGCCGGTGGCCTCGAAGGACCATCCCTCGATCGAGCCTCCGCCGTATCGCTGGACGATGGTCGAGCTTGAGGTGTTCACATTCGGCGCGTAGCCCCCGAGGGTATTGGAGTCTCCCGCGTTGGTGGCGTTGGTCGCTGATGTGGCAGATGTAGCTGTGGCGGCATTCCCTGAGATTGAGATGGCATAGGTGCCGGCGGCGAGATCCGAGGCTCCGATTGAGCCGTCTTGAATGTTGGAGCCTGTAATAGTTCCGGGCGCGATGTTGAAGCCTTGAATGGTGTCAAGTGCGATGTCGGCGTTCGTAATAGTTCGGTCGAGAATGTTCGAGCCTGTAATAGTTCCGACGGCGATGTCGGAGCCCAGGATGGTCGCGTCGATGATGTTCGTCGTCGAGACCGAGTTCGCGGCGAGTTTTGCGTTTGTGACTTGTGCGTCGCTGATTGTCGTCGTGATGACGGGATAGATCTGGAGCCAGCCGGTCACGGATCCGTCGGTGTTCACGGTGAGTGTGTTGGTGTCTTTGAGGTAGACGAGCATTCCTTCTTGGACGACCGAAGCGGTGAGCGCGGCGTCACGGCCGGCGGCGTTTGCGAACCTCATGACGGCCTGGCTCGATGCGTAGTCGGTTAGATCTGCCGCGTTGAGGACTTGTCCTCCGGTCCATGCCTTGTATCCCTCTGCCATTGTGTCCTCCTAGAAGCCGTATCGGTTCGAGTCTAGAAGACTGAGAGGCTGGTCTTCAGCTGGTAGCGCGGCGTCGCCGTACACCATGCCTTGATCGTCGGCGTCGATGAGGTCGATGTCGATCATGTGACGAGCTGGAGCGACGCGGTGATGAATGCCGGCGACGACCATGTAGCGCTCGATGAGTAGTCCGCCTGGTGGTGTGAAGCGGATGAGCACCAGGTCGTCGAGGTCGAGAGCTTGGAGGAGTCCCTGGTTCTCTCCGGATTGTGCGGCCATGTCCAGGATGACGCGCTTCGGACGGAAGACGGGCTCTCCGAAGGTGTTCGCGTAATACTGAGCCATCGAGAGCGCGATGGCGTCGGAGTTCATGAGGAGACCGTCGGCGGAATAGCTGAAGATGCCATAGGTGAGCTGAGAGTCGGCGTCGTTTGCGACTTGTGTCGTGCCTCCGGTGCGCGAAATTGTGGCGCGGTTGTAGAGAAGCTCGGAGCCGTATTCGACCTCGATGGATCGCGGTGTCACGGAGGTCCCGTCGTCGGTGATGACGATCGCTCCGGCGTAGGTCGGGTTGTATCGACGAGATCGGAATGTGAGGAGGCCTTCCTTCGACACGAAGAGGCTCCCGGGTTCGGATGACTCGATGAGCTGGCAGAAGGTGAGGACATTGGTTCCGAGAGCGACGGTCGTCTCTTGGAGTGTTGTCACTCCGGTCTGGATGTCTCGAGAGTTGGAGTCGAACGCGACCTCGGGCTGATCGAGGACGCTCGTGAGCATTGACGATGAGAGCGCGGTCGTGAAGGTGTCCGCGTCGAGTGTTCGGTTCGCCAGCTGGACGAACGCGTCCGCGGCTCGGATGATGGCCGTGGCGATGCCCCCGAGTGGATACTCGAGATCCCAGTCTTGAATTACTCCGAGGAATTGGACCTCGGTTCCGACGGTGACGCGGACCCTCTTTCCGGGGATGATCTGGCCGGCGTAGGGATAGCCAGGAGTGCCGGCTGGGATGGTCGGGTCGAAGATGGCGGTCTGGTTGTCCAGCGTCACCGACATGGTGCCGGCGTTGTATCGGGCGAGGGCTTGGTTCTTGCCGCGGTCGATGCTCGTCTGATAGGCGAGGTCGGTGACATCGAAGAAGACCTCTCCGCCGAGCTTGTAGGTCGCGTTATCGAGGACGCCTTTCACCGCGTCATCGAGGACGAAGTTCGTCGTCTGATCTGATTGAGTGAACTCGATCTCGACGATCGCCGGGGCGATGTTCAGCGTGGACATTACGCCGCCGCGAAGACGGGGCCGGCGGTGCGCTCGTATTGCTTGATCGCGTCCACGACTTGACGGCCGATCTCTCGAGGGTCGCCCACGCCGGTCTGGACGGTGATCTGGTAGGTGTTGCCTCCGCCGAGTTTGCCGATCTTGTCAAGTGGCACGACTAACTCCGGACCGGCCTCCCCGATGACACTCAGCTGGGGCCCCATTACGAGCCCCCCCTGGGCGAGTTTCGGTATGCCGGCGAGGTCTGGCGCGTTCACTTTGATGTCCGGTCCGAACGGGACCGGGATGGTGAACTCGAGGAGGTTGTTGAGTTTTCCGATGAGTGAGTTCACCATGTCGATGATGCCGTTCACGAGGCTCTTACCTAGTCCTATGCCGAGATCGGCGAAGCCTTTCCCGAGCTTGAGCGCCATCTCTGGGATCTTCTTGACTATTTCGAGGACCATGAGTCCGAGTCCTTTGATGATCTCGGGTCCGAGCTCGAAGGCCCATTTCGTCAGACTCCAGGCCAGTCTTGCGGTGAACTCGATGAGCTTTGGAACGGCGGTCCCGATGAGCCAGACGCCGATCTTCGCGATGAGTTCTCCGAGGCCTTGAAGCATTGGGACGATGGCGGGTCCGATCCATGCGACGAACGCGTCTCCCCATTTTTGGAGCTTCTCGACCAATGTCGGAAGACCGGTGTCGAGGAGCCAGTTCGCGCCAGCGGCCACGAAGTCACCGAGGGCTTTGACCATCGGTCCGATGCGCGGTCCGATCCATTCGATGAGAGCTCCTCCGAGTTCGACGAGTTTGTCTCTGAGCATTGGGAGACCGGTCGAGCCGATCCAGTCCACGCCGGCGGTGAAGATGCGCTGGAAGCCTTTGACGAGTCCGTCTTCTTGGAGGACATCTCCCATCTTTGAGAGGCCTGGGACGACGGTCCCGTTCACGAAGTCGAGGAGACCGCCGAGAGCTGGAAGAAGTGCGGCCCCGATGGTCTCTTTCGACTCGTCGAGTGCGACATTCACGCGCTTGAGTTGTCCCTCGTATGTCTTGGCGTATTCGGCAGAAGCGCCTCCGAAGGTTCCGTTCAGCGCGGAGAAGACTTCCTCGGCTGAGGCTCCCGACTTGATGGCATCCCTCAGCGACGGGTCGAGCTTCATGAGTGCGGTGTGCTGGCCGTTGAAACTTTTCCCGAGCGCGTCAGAAACGGCCGAGAGCGGCTTCCCAGTTTGGATACTGATGTCCTGGGCAAGGCCTAGAAGCTCCTGAGACTTTGTGAGATCGCCGGTCGCTCTCACGAGCTTCCCGAGGGCCGGACGAAGCTCACTATCCGAGGTCCCCGACGCGAGGGACATCTTCGTCACGAAGTCCTCCGTCGCTTTGACTTGTGCCTCTGTCGCTCCGGTCGTTGCCTTCAGCTGGCGCTCGAGAAGTTTTGCGGCGGCTTCGTCTTCGATGGCGGCCTTCGCCGCGTCAAGGCCGGCGAACGCGACCGCGCCGAGAGCGGCGGCGGCTGGGAGTGCGAACTTCTTGACAGATCCGCCGAACGATGAGATCGAGTCGCCGGCTTCTCCGAGTGCTTTTCTTAGTGGTGCCGCGTTACCTGAAACGACGACGGAGATCGACTTAGCCATAGCTCTAGATTACTTTCTACTCGAGGTCATACTTGACGATGAGCTGAGAGATGCGCTCCGCATAGAGCGAGTAGACCTCCTGGCGACGACCGTCGAGGACTTCATAGATGAACGGGTTCGGCTGAATGCCTCGAGCTGGCCATCCGAAATGGATCGGGCCGGCGTAGGGCACCGCCGCGGATCCAACTCGGACGCGTCCCTGGCGTTGAGTTGGTGCCGACTTGAGTGATGCGAGAAGAGCTCCAGATCGGACCGGTACGAGACGAGCCGCGCCATCGACGACGATCTGGCCAGCCTTGCGGTGTGTTTCTTTCATGTCGTTCCGTGAGTCGTCTGAGAAGTTTCTCATGGCTTTCTGGACATCGCGAAGGCCTTCGATCTCGAGCTGGCCTCCCATGTCGCCGACGACGCCGGCGCGGTATTTTGCGGCGGCTTGTTTCTGGTACTTGTTCAGCTTCGCCATTAGCGCCTTCTCTTCTCGCGTTGGTTGAGGAGTTCGACGAGGTTGTTCAGAGTGTCCACATCGCTCTCGAGTAGTTCGCGAGGAGAGAT